TTATTGAATCGTCAGAACCACGCGGCCAATCAGCCTGATATCATCAATCCCGCAATCAAACGCTACGCCGATGCCGCTGACGTGCACCTTCCTGACCGGAATGCGCGTTAGCGTCCTGACGCTGGCGGTTCCTTCAATTTCGACCAACCAGACGCCGTCATGCATATCTTCAAAATCGGTATCGATGATGTACTGGGTGGTTTCCGCCAACAGTAAGAAAGCACTGCGCGGTTCCTGTTTCAATGGCGCGTATAGCGCTTTATCCAGCATCACATAACCCGCTTCCTCGATTTTGCCGCTGATTAGCTTTTTTCTAACCAGCGTGGGCGTGTCGGGTTTGCTTTCAGAGAATTTTGAGCCTTTGCCTGTGATCAACCATTGCAGGTCTGCGCCCGTTTCCATCACGCACTGTAAAACGATATCTGAAGGAAAAACATCACGTTTATAGCGTGCAGACAGGCTACTTGCTGCAATTCCAAGGTGATCTGCAAGCTGCATTTTCATGGTAAAGCCGTAGGCATCGACAACGCGATCCAGAGCTTCTGCGCTCGAGTTCGGAAATTTGAAATTAGTATAAACGCTCATTTTTATTGACACTTAGATTTAGTCTAAGTATCCTCCAGTTTAAGTTAGCCTTTGAATGATGCAACAGGGTGCGGCTTTATCTGATAACTCAAGATTTTGCCTGATGAGGCTCATTTTTACAATCATCAAGCCAGAACCTTATTGTCGCAATGAGATGCAGGGCTAATGCAGTCAGCGCACGTGGAGAGGCGCGTAAAAGCGCGCTTTCAGGGTCGAAAGCGCTCTCAGGCCGCGGCTGGCGCAGCAACGCGCCCTGCCCGGGGCAATCTGGGGGGAAACCGTCTGCGCACCTGCCGTTTCGCTTAATGCTTAACGAGCGTTATGGATGAGACAGGCGCGAATCCGCCGCCAGTAAAACGTCACTGTAATAACGATGAGGGTATTGATTCGTCAAAACCCGCTGCAACGTTTTCGGAGGAGCCTATGAACCGCACCGTCCAGGTCATCAGTCAGTCATCTGCCGGGCCACGTTTCACCGCAGAGCAAGACTGCCACAGCGAAAAAATGACGTTTGATGCGTTTCGACAACACTGGCGCTTGCTGCGCGATCACAACCGAAACCCATCGCTTCGCTATTTTAATCGTCAAAATGATGACTTTAAATTTTGCGTATTAACCCTGGCTAACCGCGACTGCCCGGGCATGTTCAGGCTGGAAGACATTGGCAAGCCTTTCCAGTTTTTTGACCAGGCGCGCCGTGAGCACATCATTTTAGCAATGAATAAGCTGGCCCGCTGGGGAAACATGTTGCCGCGTCAGTTCTCAACGGCTGACTGCTTTCTGCCTGAATAAATAAATCACCCCTGACGTGATGACGTAAACCCGTCGGGCATGCCTTTGCCCAAAATCTGGAGAGAAATGATGAATAAAGAGACACATCCAATGAACGACGCCATGGCCTTTACCCTCAATAAACTGCTCGATAATGAGCGTAAAGCCTGCGCGCTGGCCGTGGCGAAGCGGCTGAGTGCGATGGCAGCGCACATTACGCGGCAGACGCTAAACGGCATCGAAGCAGCAGAGCTGTTGCGATCTGAAGCTGAGCGTTATGAAAACGAATCAGGTGAGATGCGCTAATGGCAGATGCAATCGATATTGCGCAGCAGCGCAGCGAGGAAATCCTGGCGCAAAATATCGCGCAGGTTACGCAACGTCCTGTGGCGATCGGCGCCTCGCTCTGTGAAGAGTGCGACGCACCGATTCCTGAAGCGCGCCGTCGTGCGCTGCAGGGCGTGACCCGCTGCCTCTCCTGTCAGGAGTTGAGCGAGCTGAGAGCACGTCTTCACTACGGGAATACGCGATGATGTCGTTCGCTTACCCGTGGAATGCCCCGCGGCTGGCGATAGCCAGCCCGTATCTGACCCATGACCAGCAGCAGCACCGTCATCGACAGATTGCGGCGTGGTTGCACGGACAGAAAATTCTTCGTGCCCAGCCCAGCATTGTCCAGATGGACGTGAAGCGTCGTCTTGCCAGTCTGGAGCAGCAGCAGGGAACAGCCCGGGCCAATGCCTACTTAGCAAAAACCTTTGTTGAGCGCACATTGCCACGTGTTGACGCTGTTAACCGACGTTATCAACTGCATGATATGCGCACGGGCGTTGTCGCACAGCTGACCCGCAGCATGTCCTGCCCGCAGGGGGCAGCCAGAGCCGCCGGCACGCTGTGGGAACTGATGAAACGCTTTAACCGCCTTGCGGATATGTCCCGTGCCGACACTGATGTGCTGGCAGGGGATATCGCGCATTTCATTCACGCGGAGCTGGTGCAACTGCACACTCACGCCCAAACCGATACGGACTACCGTTATACCCACAGACTGTATATGACCGCGGCGGTGATCACCCGTGAGCTGGGTCAGACGCCGCCTTTATGGGAAACCGTCAGCGCCCGCGTATTCTGCCCTGAAGCGGTGACCTCAGCCATTCTGCGTATGCAGGCGGAAAAATGGTGGAAAGGCCAGCTGCGTCGTATCAGTGCCTTCTGGCGTGAACATCTGCATATCGCCCTGGCGAACGTTAATAAAACGCATTCCCCTTATGCCAGCCTTATGGCCGTAGCGGAATGGCGTGAGCAACGCCGCCGTACCCGTGATTTCCTCCAGGGAATGGATCTGGAGGATGAAGAGGGCAACCGCATCAGCCTGATTGAAAAATACGACGGCAGCGTAGCCAATCCGGCTATTCGTCGTGCTGAACTGATGACGCGTATTCGTGGCTTCGAAACCATCTGTCAGGATATGGGCTTTCGGGCCTGCTTCTACACGTTAACCGCGCCGTCACGCTATCACGCGACCTTGCAGAGTGGTCACCGTAACGCTAAATGGACGGGGGCCAGCCCGGCCGAAACACAGCGCTATCTCTGCTCACTCTGGCAAAAAGTGCGGGCCAAACTGCATCGTGAAAAGATCAGCATTTTTGGTTTACGGGTTGCGGAGCCGCATCATGATGGCACGCCCCACTGGCATCTGCTGATGTTTATGCGCCCTGAAGACGTTAACCGCGTAGACGAGATCCTGCGCCATTACGCCTGCCAGCAGGACAGTGAGGAACTGAACAGCGCAAATGCACGTAAAGCCCGTTTTCACGTCGAAGCGATCGATCCGGCGAAAGGCAGCGCGACCGGCTATGTTGCCAAATATGTTTCTAAAAACATTGACGGCTATGCGCTCGAGGGCGAGCGGGATAACGAGAGCGGTAAACCGCTAAGGGAGACGGCGATGGCGGTGTCGGCATGGGCAGCACGCTGGCACATCCGCCAGTTTCAGTTTATTGGAGGCGCGCCCGTAACAGTTTATCGCGAACTTCGCCGCATGGCGGACACCGAAACCGCGCATGGCCTGAGCGTGGAATTCGCCGCGGTGCACGATGCGGCCGATGCCGGTCAATGGGCCGACTACATCAATGCCCAGGGCGGCCCGTTCGTTAAACGCGACGCGCTTGCGGTGCGCACCTGGTACCAGCCCGCCGAAAGCTGTAATGCGTTTGGTGAGGAAATCCAGTCAATTAAGGGCGTTTACGCCACTGCCGTTGGTGCTGATACGCCAGTCCTGACGCGGTTAAAGCTATGGAAGCTGGTGCCCAAACGTGCTGAAGATGCGGGCGACGAAAAAAGCCACTCCGCTTCGTCGTCTTGGGGACAATGGCAATAACTGTACGGGAATGAAAAGATTTCAGAAGTGTCAGCACGACAAAATATATGTCCAGTGAATGGAGATGAATCGTGGCGGTATTTTCGGCAGAAGAAACTCAGGGTTATAAAGCATTTTGGCACTGAGTGTGAGTCAACAGTGATATTTTAAATTTTGCATGCGAATTCCCTTCTTCCCTGCGGAAGAAGGGAAGGGGCCAAAATCAGTGAACGATATGTGTAAATTTGCTCTCAATCATCACCAGCCCCGACTCTGTTCGCACAAAGCGAGGCGCGGTTAAGTCATCAGCCATGATGTTAACCATCTGGAATAACAAGCCTGTGATATGTTTTTGCAAGTCTGCCGGGGCCTGCTGATTCAGCAATACTAACGTTAACGCGCTGCAATATTGCCGCATCTCTTCCGAGTCTATCAAATCCTTGGTGCGACAGGCTTTGTCATCACCTTTCTCCACTGTGAGGCGCTCAATCAGGTGTTCTGGCAGTGGCTGGTCCAACAGAACCCTCAGGACTTCCAGTGCAGCAAGCAGGCGACCGCATAGCGCCATGCGAGCTGCGAGCTCGTTACATTCCACCAGGGCATCGACATAGCGCACGCACGTATCCAGCACCTGAAAGAGATCGTGCGTGGTGCCGAGCGGCGTTTTCAAGAGGTTTGAGATCGCAGATCCGATAACTGGCTGAATGTCCACGATTTGATGATGGGCGGTTGTGTTACTATCGGTATTAGCCATAGCGTTGTTCCTTAACACTGAACGTTGTGGTTAAACGCTCCGGTATGTGTTGCATCACTGCCGGAGCGTTGCTCTCTTAAAAGACCTCGTGTTAGTGTGGTCTTTTATAAGGCTAAATTGAAGGAGTAGGTAGCCACATGTCAATAATAATGCGTGAAAAAAAACCAAAAGGTGGAGGCAAGTCCCCACAATTTAAAATGCGCATTGATCCCGCCTTGAAAAAACAGCTCGATGCGGTTGCAACTGAAGAAGGAATTAGTCTGGCAAGCTGGTTAAAGAATCTGGCGAGGGAGGCATTAAAGGCAAGGGGAATTGAGCCGAAGGGATAAATTTGTGGGTGAAATGTTGAGTTAATTATATGTGTGGTAAATGAAAAAAAACCAAATTTCGATATTGTGAAGTTTTTAATGTGGCCATTACGAGTTTGATTAAATAGTAGAGGCTTTGATGGAGTTGTGAGTAAATGAAGCTTTTTACTGTATGGTTAATGCAATCATTTTTCTATCTTGTACCGATTATAGCCAGTGCTGTTGGCGCTTATTTTATTGTGTGATTTGTTCCATTTTATCCTATGGGGTTTTTCTTTGCCTGGGTCAGTATCGTTGCTTATCTTTATGTAAGATATAGTAAGTGGGTTTAATTCTAAATACAGGGTTTATATCTATCATTTTAAATTCCTCACAGTAATATCGTATTTTGCTGCAACCTGTTTATCGATGTAATCGAAAAAAATTGAATGTTACCCCAGCAAGTCATTTTGAAATTTTGGCTAACCTTACAAGCTTCATTTTCGTTAGACTTAAGTCAGTGAGCAAGTGATTATGAGTCCCATTTTGAAGCGAGTGAAATCAGTAACTTACTGATATTGATGTTTTCTTTAGGCCGTATAGTGCTGAGAAGTGGCACATAGCGTTGAGCTCTGCTGCCACTTTGCTGCCATTTTTCAAATAACTTAAGCGACGAAATCTCGAAGAAAATTTTTTTAGTCTTGTAATTGAAAATGTATAACTGTTAACACAAGATTTGACATCTTTAGCGAATTTATAGAAATTTGAAAAGCCCCTGAAAGTTTGTGTGGTAATTGCTTTTTATGGTAGAAAACGGAGGGGAAAATTTAGGTTTTTTTACGTCGTTAGTATAGAAGATATCAACGCCATGTTGGTTTAAAGTGTTAAGTACTACCGTAGTTGGATGCGGATCAATGTGATTAGATTTAAAATTATTATGGCTTATGACAGCATAGGTTGGTTGAATGTGACTCACTATTGATAAGTCCATATTATGCGCTGAACCGTGATGCGGCACTTTCAATACATCCGCTCTTAAATAATTGCTGTATTGACCATTCATCATTCGGTTGAATGCACTTATATCCGCATCACCAGTGAAGAGCCAAGATATTTCATCTATGTAGCACTTATATTTAAATACTATGCTGGTGTGGTTGGATAATAACTTTAGATGATTTCTTACAAGGCTTGTTATATTATTTCTGGTTGCGCTGTTAAGGAATGAATGCATAGAAGTGAAGAATTTTATAACGAACTGTTTTGCTTGTTCTTGATATAATTCTGAGGATTCTTCAGGGGTAAAATCCGGAACATAATTAACAATTTCTTCTATCTCAATTTCAAATCCAAGTTCATTCAATTTTCTCACAACACCTTCAAGGCTATAATCGTCATTATTCGGATTTCTTTCGTCAAACCAATCAAATACTGACTTTGTGTTTTTAGGCGGGTTTAGAACTTTGAAGTTATCACAACCGGTTGGGAAAACATAATCGCCCTCACCTAAAAAAGAAACTTTTATACTTTTTAGTTTCGGAATCGATAGTTTTTTATAAGCTGCGTAATCCTTTTTAAGTATTCTGTTTATTTCAAGAATTTCAGGTAAATACCAAGGGATAAACAACTCATGAACTTTTACACTAGAGCTTGCGATTAAATCCATTAAACCGCCCATATGATCTTTATGGGAATGCGTTATCAGAACAGCGAGATCACCCAGTGAAGAAGGTAGTCTCATATGAATTTTTTGTGACTTGTATCCTGTGTCTATCAGTAATGGTAAAACATCACTCAAACATCTTTCGTTATTGATTAAGAACGAATCGCCTTGTTTAACGTTATAAACAGTTATGCTCATGATATATCCTATATATTATTGGTAATCCATTAATGTAAAAATAAGATTGAATTCTTCACCCTCGAAAAGCCACTAAATTTCATTGAGTGTCAAAGTTAAACATGATGGTCTCACTGGCTTCTTTATCATATTTTTCTTAATGGATTAAGAATCATTGCTTCTGAAAGATGGTCTGGCGCAAAGTGTGCATAACGCATCGTAACCTTAATATCTGTATGCCCCAATATTCGCTGAAGCACTAGGATATTGCCTCCGTTCATCATGAAATGAGACGCAAAGGTATGCCTTAAAACATGCGTCAATTGCCCTGCAGGTGTCTCTATGCCAGCGCGTTGCATGGCCTTTCTAAAGGCTGAGTAGCATGGTTTAAAGAGCAACTGTGCTTTTCTTGTCGATGGCAGTTCAGCCTGTAATTTTTCAGTTATCGGCACCGCTCGGTTTTTCTTGCCTTTAGTTTTAACGTAGATGATCTGACCGGCGCGGATTTGGTTTCCCTTTAAGCCTTCGGCCTCACTCCATCGTGCACCAGTTGCCAGGCAGATTTTTACAATAGTTGTCAGATCTTTGGAGCGGCTGTTCTCGCATTCTTGGAGAAGGGTTCTGATTTCCTCAATGGTGAGATACGCCATTTCCGATTCACTGATTTTAAACTCGCGCACGTCCTCTAACGGGTTGGGTGCGGTCCATTCATCCAATCGGCGTAACTCGTTAAACATTGCCCTGAAATACACCAGCTCTAAATTGACCGTACGAGGCGTTACCATCTCCACTCGGTTGGAGCAGGTAATTTTGCCACTTAACCGCTACTCGCGATAAGAAGCAAAAATTTTCGCGTTAAACTTAGTTGCAAGTTGGTTTCCCATTACCTCGCAGGCAAAAGCCATTATGGTTCGCCGCTTATCTGCTTTATCTCCCAACCAGGGCTTATCTTGAGCCTGTTCTTTTATGAATTTCTCATAGGATTGTGCTCCGCCCTTCATCGCAAACTGGCGGCGAATCATTTTGCCTTCTCGGCCGTTTGAGAAGATCTATATCTGGTATTTTACGACCAATGACGAATTCTGAAAACAAAAAACCCACCCTTGTGAGGTGGATTAACTGCATGATTTTCATCATTAAATTTGGTGGCCCCTGCTGGGTTTGAACCAGCGACCAAGCGATTATGAGAAAGTTGAGAGGCAACGGAAAAACAATAACTTGCCTTATTTAACAATGGTTTATTTTGCCAGTGTGAACCTCTATTTGCCATCATTCACCATTTCCATCGCCATTTCATCGCCACTTTACTCTTTAAGCAAGGTTAGCAATTTTGAGATAACCAAAAGCACTATTGAGGTGCAATCTTGTCATGATCTCCTCAGCATTTTTCGGGGGACTAATCACATTGTGTTTAGGATTTTCTTCAAGAAATCCTTCAAGCCTTTCAAGATAATATTCATAATCCATTCTGGATAAATAAGAATCTAAAGAAAATTTATGACTGAACTTCAGAAGAAAAGACTGTATGTACAATGCTGTCACTCTAGTAGCAACCATCAATAAGCCATGCAATGTGTGCCACATTTCTGAAGAACCTTCATAATCAGGGATTAAGTTAATAGGAATAATTCCGTGAGCGATAAAATTTCTTAAATTTCTTACGATGTGTAAACCATGGCATTTATGGCTGATGGGGTATTCTTTAATAACTGAAATTTCGGGGTTATATTCTTTTTTATAAATTTCAAATTTGATGTTTAGATTTTCGCAATGATGATGGAAGCTTTCAGGTAGCAAGTTGTCTTGAATGTCTTCAAAAACTACAAGGCCTTTTTTACTAATTGAAGGCTCTCGATTGCTTTTTATTTCTTTTTGAGTGGGTTTATAGAATTTACTAACAAATCTATAAGTTTCTTCTAAGGCATTGCTAGCATAGATAAAGCGAGTTAAGGCGGTAGAGTAGAGGCTGTAATATTTACGCTCGGCTTCATAAGCCTCCGCTGCAGGTCTGCACCAAATTAAATCTACTCCAGCATATTTTTCAGAAGAAATATTTACACTTTCAAGTAACGCTGCGATTTTTAGCCATTCGCCAATATTTGTGAATCTTTTATAGTCAGGATGTGAAAAGTAATCACAAGTTATTGAAAGCTCGAATAAGTGATCGTCGAGAGGACTTAATTCTTTACATACTGGACATGATTTCATTTTTTGTCCTCAACAAGATTCAGAGGGTTCAGTTTTGATGCCTCCTCTAAGTGGTCAGGTGCAAAGTGGGCATACCGCATTGTCATTTTGATGTCTGTATGGCCTAGTACGCGCTGCAAAACCAGAAGATTTCCGCCGTTCATCATAAAGTGACTTGCAAATGTATGTCGCAACACATGAGTAAGCTGTCCCGCAGGCAATTCGATACCTGTTCTTTCGAGTGCAGAACGGAAAGCGCCATAGCAATCAGAAAACAATCTGCCAGTCCGATCGTCGGGGATAATATCGTAAATTGTTTTCGTGATTGGAACCGTTCTATTTTTCCGACCTTTAGTTTTAATGTACGTGATTTTAAATTTTGAAACCTGGCTCTTCTTAAGATCTTCGGCTTCTGACCAGCGAGCGCCTGTAGCAAGACAGATTTTGACGACTGTTTCTAAATCTGGCTGGTCGCTGTTTCTACATTCTGATAATAAGTGTGCAATCTGAGAATGGTTAAGCCACGCCATTTCAGTTTCTTCAGTTCGGAAGGGGCGAATGTGTTTAAGGGGGTTCTCACCACTCCATTCACCTAACCTGCCTAACTCATTAAATACAGCCCGGAAGTAAGCCAATTCAAGATTAAGTGTGCGGGGTGATACCTTCTTTACGCGATTAGAACGGGCATAATCACCTTTCAATCTCCGCTCTCTATAACGAGAAAACATCTGCGCATCAAAATCTATCGCCAATGGCTCGCCCATGCATTCAAAGGCGTGCTCCATAGCAAGCTTTCGCTTTTCCCCATCCCTGAGCGTGGTGCCATGCGCATCGTACCAAGATTTAATTAAATCTTTTAAGGTGCGACGATCTGCTATCTCATCTTCCCATGGCTGCTGCACTGTGTGCTGCTCATACGCCAAAGCCTCTCCCTTGGTTGCAAACTTACGGCGCATACGCTTCCCCTTTGCGCCGTTGGGATAAAGCTCACTCAGCCAGCCACCCTCTGGAAGTTTGCGTATAGCCATTATTTTGCCTCGCGAAAGACGCCGGTTACTTTTCCCAATACACGTATATCTTCGGCGGAGCATTCAAATGGAATCTTGCCGCCAGTTACGTGGAGCTTTTTACCCGGTAGCACGGCGATTTCTCGAATGCTCATAGTCCCGTCAACATCAATCAACTTCTCACCATCAGACACGCTGTTGCTTTCTTCAACGATGTAGATTGTTGAGTCGGCTTCAACGCAAAACACTTTCCCAACTGGATTGCTCATTACGCTAGCATCAATCCCAAACTCGCCTATCTGAACAAGCTTGTTTTCACTAATTGTGAATTTTTCAAGCTTGATGAATTCACTTTTATCTAAATCCCGAGTTCCCGTATTAGGGTGTTTTTCACCCTCGCCTGTGAGGATCCATCGCAAATCAACGCCAGTTTCAATCGAGCACAATGCTGCAAAGTCATAAGAGATAGAGCCGCGTGTATAGCGGTTGGATAAGGAACTTGCAGCAATATCGAAGTGATTTGCTAGCTGAATTTTTTGGTGGAAGCCATACACATCACAGATTCGGTCTAGGATTTTTACGTTATCCAAATTCGATATGTCGAATTTCATTTGTTGTTTCCAGTTGACCGATTCGATAATCGGTAGTAAATTTCGTCTTGTTGAAGTTCACTGATGGCAAACGTTGGCAAAATCTATGCAATCAGTGGCGTTTATTGACTAACTGGGAATCATGCAACATGGCTTCTGAAATCGCAATCATCAAAGTACCAGCACCAGTTGTTACAGCAGAGCAATTCGCCGCGCTGGAAGGTGTTTCTGTGCGCACTGTCTACCGCTGGACTACCGGAGACAACCCACAACTACCTATCGAGCCTCGCACCATCCGCAAAGGCTGCAAAAAAGCTGGCGGGCCAATCCGTATTTACTATGCCCGCTGGAAAGAAGACCAACTTCGCAAAGCATTTGGGCATTCACGGTTTCAACTCATTATTGGCGGTTGATTCACTTTAAGTGAATAGGGAAAAGCCTGATATGTTTGATTTTAAGATCTCCAAATACCCGCACTTTGACAACGCTTGCCGCGACTTTGCGCAGCGCCACAATCTGGTAGAAGTCGCTGAAGCTGCTGGCATGAATGTGCAACTGCTTCGCAACAAACTGAACCCTGAACAAAAGAACCAGCTAACGGTGACGGATTTAATGCGCATATGGGATGTGACAGAAGACCCAAGCCTGACTGATGCGTTTTTGGCTCAGATGCATTGCCTGCCGTCTGTACCTGTAAATGAGCTGACTGCCGAAAAGTTGGATGTTTACGCGCTTAAAGCAACGGCTGAAGTTGGTCAGATTGCCGCATATGCAGTATCGAAAGAAAAAATGAGCACCATCAACCGAAGCGCATTAGTGAAAAGTATCAATGCAGGTGTGCGTTATCTCACCCTGGCAGGATTGGCAGTGCAGTCTCGGATTCATGCTAATCCGACTCTGGCGTCAACCGTTGATGCAATTAGCGGCCTGAGTGCTTCAGTCGGTTTAAGTTGAGGGTGGCGTCATGATCTCATTTGCTGCACACCTGAAACGCCAAAGCCCTTCAATGTCATATGGCAATGGTTGGATTATGGGCGAGAACGGTAAGCGCTGGCATCCATGCGCTGACCAAAAACCTTTATTGCGTGATCTGACAACTAGGCGCACCGGTTTAATAAACCGTCTTCGTAAAATTTTCGGTGGTTAATATGACGCGAGTTTTATGGGAAGTACCAAAGCAACACGAACCCGCCAGTTTTTCCAAAATTCATTTGATGGGCGCGCGTGTTGATAAAATTCAGCCAATGACGTTTGATGAATTTCGCAAAAAGTGGCGTCAGATGCGTGATAACAACGCAAACCCCGCACTGCGTTATTTCAATCATCAGAATGATGAATTTAAGTTCTGCGTAATGACTCTAGCTAATCGCGAGAATCCGAAGTCATTTAAACCCGAGGAAATCGGGAAGCCTTTTGAATATTTCGATGAGCGCCGCCGCGAGTTAATAATTATCGCAATGAATAAAGTTGCACGCTGGGGCCGTATATTACCTCGCCAGTTTTCAACTGCTGACTGTTTCTTACCTGAGTAAATAAGAATCAAGAAATTAATGGCGTAAACCCGCCGGGCATTCTTTTGCCCAAATTCTGGAGATTTAAATATGAAAAATATCGAAACACGCAAATTCGACGCAAATGTCGAACAGCTTTCCACAATCATCACATCCGCGCGCGCGGAAGAACGAGCCGAGCGTGGTCTGCAGGTAGCTCGCCGTTTAACTGACCTTGCAATGCGCATTCAGCAAAATGGCTTGAACGGTGTTGAAGCTGCGGAGCTTCTGCGTCAGGAAGCTGAACGTTATGAGAGCGAAGCGCAGGAGGCGTTGCACTGATGGCTGATTCAATGGACTTGGTGCAGCAGCGTGTTGAAGAAGAGCTGGCGCGCAATCTGGCAAACGCAAAGCAGCATCCTACCGGCGCAAGTGAATTTTTCTGCCTTTCATGTGATGCCGAAATTTCTGAAGCCCGCCGCCGTGCGCTGCCGGGCGTTTCTTTCTGCGTTACCTGCAAAGAAATCAGCGAGCTGAAAAGCACGCATTACAAAGGGGCGTCGTTATGAACACCATTCTGAAATGGCCGGGAAGTAAAGTCCGTGTAATAGCTGATCTGTCGGCACACCTTCCTGCAGGTAATCGCCTTGTTGAGCCGTTCGCTGGCTCATGCGCGGTTATGATGAATACCGATTACTCGGAATATCTGGTCGCTGATATTAATCCCGACCTCATCAACATGTACCGCCAGATTAAAGAGCATACTCGCCCGTTTATCGTGGTAGCGATGGCATTATTCAGCCAAAACACCACAGAAGAAAGTTATTACCGTGTACGTAAGGAATTTAATGAAAATGTATCTATGCCCCTGCTGGAGCGTGCGGCGCACTTCCTGTATTTGAACCGCCACGGTTATCGCGGAGTTTGCCGCTACAACCTTAAGGGCGAATTTAATGTTCCATTCGGACATTACGCAAAACCTTATTACCCGCTCTACGAAATCGAAATGTTTGCTGAGAAGGCGCAGCGCGCGACGTTCATTTGCGCTGGCTATCAGGAAACGCTGAGCAAGGTGAAATCTGGTGATGTTGTTTATTGCGATCCGCCATATCACGGCACGTTCACCGAATATCACACTGGCGGCTCTGATGAAGATGAGCAGCACTCGCTGGCCTGTTATCTGCTGGGCATTTCCGATCGTAACCCGGTAATTCTGTCTAACAGCGACACGCTTTTTACTCGCAGTATTTATCGCGCATTCGACATTACAAAAATCACTGTAGCCCGTTCGGTTGGCGTCAAAGCTGGTGATAAAAAACGCGCATCGGAAATAATTGCCATTCGCAAGCCGAACTTTGCACCTGTCTTTTCCGGTTTTGATCTGGCGGCAGGAAAAGATTGCTCAGTGGCTGTGGAGGTGCCGCAATGATCGACGCTCGTTGCTTCGCTCCAGGTGTAATTAACCTCGTAACTGTATCCGGCGGAAAAGACAGCCTTGCGGACTGGCTTCTGGCAATTGAGTCGGGAGTAGAATTCCAAGCCGCCCATGCTGACACCGGTCACGAACATCCGCAGACCGTTGAGTATCTGGCTTATCTTGAGTCGAAGCTCGGCCCGATTAGAAGAGTAAAGGCCGATTTCACCCAACGCATTGCAGACAAAAAGAATTTTGTTCGGGCCAAGTGGCCAGCGTCGCTTGTTCATGAGTTGGGGTTTTCAGAAGCTGAAGCAATTGTCATCGTCGGTCGTGCGCTCAAAGCTCTAAAGCCTACTGGCATTCCTTTTCTGGATTTATGCATCTGGAAAGGTACTTTTCCGTCAACCCGCCGCAAATTCTGTTCTTTTGAGCTTAAGCAGATCCCCATGCAGGAACAGGTGGTCGATAAGCTGATAGCAGAGGGAAAGCGCGTAATTACGTGGCAGGGCGTTAGGGCTCAGGAATCGCAAGAGCGCGCTGCACTGGCTGAGTGGGAGGAAGGTTTCGACATTGGCCCAAACCTTTCAATTTATCGTCCGATCCTGAAATGGACACATGACGAAGTCTTTGCACTGGCTAAGCGTCACGGCATCAAGCCAAATCCTCTATACCAGCAGGGCTGCAGCCGAGTCGGTTGCATGCCTTGCGTCAATGTAAACAAAGCTGAATTGGGTGAGATCTTCATGCGTTGGCCTGAAGAAATCAGCCGCGTTGCTGAGTGGGAACGGATTGTCGCGCAGTGCTCGCGCCGTGGTAATGCCGCATTTTTCCATTCAGGCATGGACCCGATGAAGGCCGAAACAGACGGCTCAAATGTGACGCTCGAATCACACGGTATTGAAGCCTATCGAGATTGGGCGCTAACAACACGAGGAGGTCGCCAGTTCGACATGCTTGGCGTGATGAACGACAAAGCCGTTTGTAGCAGTGTTTATTTAGGGGTGTGCGAGTGATACAGGAATTCGCTTACCCGTGGAATGCTGTACGGGAAGCCATCGCCAGCCCTTATCCCACCTATGAGGAAATGCATAGCCGCAGTCAAATGATTGCGGCTTTAGTGCGTGCGCAGGAACTACTCGACCAGCAGCCGACGCTGGTACAACTCGACGTTAAGCGCCGCATAAGTGAGCTTGAAAAATCACAGGGTACAGCCCGTGCCAATGCGTACTTTACGAAGACTTTCGTTGAGCGCACATTGCCACGCGTTGAAGTTGTCAGTGCGCAGTATCGCCTCGGTGAAATGAGCGCCGGCACAATTAATCTGCTTACCAACAATGCACCGAAAGAAATCGGAGCAGCAAGAGTTGGCGGCACGCTATGGGAGCTAATGCGCCGCTTCAACCGATTACCCAATATGGCGAGAGCTGATATTGATTTGCTGGCCGGTGATCTGGCTAATTTCATCCTGGCTGAGACAGTGCAAGCACATGCTGTGGTTTGTGATGAATCGGATTACAAATACACGCACCGTCTTTATATGACCGCTGCCACCATCACGCGCGAATTTAATCAAACGCCGCCACTTTGGGAGAGGGTTACATCCCGTCTATTTGACCCGGAAGAAGTCACCCCGGCGATTAGGCGTATGCAAACCGAAAAGTGGTGGAAAGGTAGACTGCGTCGCGTCGCTGCCTCATGGCGCGAACATTTGCAGATCGCGCTGGCAAACGTCAGCAAAAAACATACCCCGTACGCTAGTAGCATGACCGTTGCTGAATGGCGCGAGCAAAAGCGCCGAACGCGTGAATTTCTAAAGTCGCTTGAGCTGGAAGACGAAGAAGGCAACCGCATTAGCCTGATCGACAAATACGACGGAAGTGTTGCTAACCCTGCTATTCGTCGTTGCGAGCTTATGACGCGCATCCGTGGCTTTGAAAATATCTGCAATGAAATGGGGTTCGTCGGTGAGTTCTATACGCTGACCGCTCCGTCACGCTATCACGCAACAATTAAGACCGGCCATCGCAACCGCAAATGGAACAGTGCAAGCCCGGCTGACACGCAGCGCTATCTATGCAGCGTCTGGCAGAAAATCCGCGCCAAATTACACCGCGAAGAAATTCGCATATTCGGCATCCGGGTTGCCGAGCCACATCACGATGGCACACCCCACTGGCACATGCTGATGTTTATGCGTCCTGAGAATGTGGATCAGGTACGGCAGATAATCCGCGATTACGCATATCAGGAAGACAGCGGCGAGCTGACAACGGATAAAGCACGCAAAGCACGCTTTCATGCAGAAGCTATCGACCCGGAGAAAGGCAGCGCTACCGGGTACGTAGCTAAATATATTTCAAAGAACATCGACGGCTACGCTCTCGATGGCGAGCTGGATGATGAAAGCGGTAAAGAGCTGAAAGAGACTGCGCCAGCCGTTTCCGCGTGGGCTGCACGCTGGCACATTCGCCAGTTCCAGTTTGTGGGCGGCGCGCCGGTGACGGTTTATCGCGAGCTGCGCCGTATGGCCGACAGCGAAACCGCCCATGGTCTGAGCGTTGAATTTGCAGCTGCGCATGATGCAGCAGATGCCGGTGATTGGGCTGGTTACGTTAACGCACAAGGTGGGCCGTTTGTACGCCGTGACGATCTGGCGGTGCGCACGTGGTATCAGCCAGGCGAAGACGTTAATGAGTATGGCGAAGAGACTGTGCGCATCAAGGGCGTCTTTGCTACCGAGGTTGGAGCAGATACGCCAATTTTAACTCGCCTGGCACAGTGGAAGATTGTTCCAAAGCGTTCAATCGATGCCGTCTTTGAAAGCGCGCCGAAGCCGCTTTCAGCACTGGATGTTGACCTTGATTTGGCCTTCGATTTTTTGGACGCGTCTGCGTCCTCTCGGAGTTCTGTCAATAACTGTACGGGGCGTTTGAGATCTGAGGATTCAAACCCGCCGGAGGGTGTGGAAGAAATCGACCTGAAAAGGATGAGCCGTAAAGAACGGCGACGAATGCTGGCCCGACTGAGGGCAGAAAAGCCGGATAAAGAACATCTTGTGCTGCGGCGGCCAGACAAAATAGAGACTGCGTGTGACAACGTGATCGGCCAGGTCAGAGATTTAAGCGGCGAAACCATCAGTCGCGGTCTGGCCGTGCGCCTGATAGGTGGCACGCAGACAGAGATTGCGGGAAAACTGTTCCGTAGCACCTGTTACGGTGACTTAGTGCGTCCATACAAAAACAAGGCCGATAATTCACGCAAAGACGAAATACTGAGCCGTTTCAATAGCCTTGCTGAAAGGGCTAAGGCGGAAAACTTGCGGAAAGCGGAAAGCGAAGCGCACAAAAAGTAAGGCGGAAAGTAAAAAAACATTTCACTTTCGGATTTTCCTAATATACTGTGTTTATGTACAGTTGTTTGAAGGGGGTATATGTTATGCAGGATTATTTTTTTGAATCTTTGAAATTGCAACGTATTGATTTGTTTCTTAAATTGGTTGCATCGAGTGATTGCAGTGAAGATGAAAAAAGCCTGGCGATCCAGTGGGTGTCTGAGCTGACCGACGAGCTAATGAAAAAGGTCAGGAGTCACGAATACGCCCGTTCGATTGAAGTATCAGAGTAAGAAAGGGGGTAGGGGATGCGCATTGAAATTATGATCGACAGGCAACAAAAGGTTAGCCAGGAGACTATTGAAGCGCTTGAGTCAGAAATCATAAAAAATTTGCAGCCTCAATATCCTAAAATGGCTATCCGAATCCGCAAAGGCAGTGCGAACGGCGTCGAGCTGACAGGCTTAAAGCTGGATGAAGAAAAAAAGGCGTGATGGAAATTTTACAAGCCGTGTGGGAAGACGACAGCTGGCAGCACTGAGAACCGCGTCAGCGTAAAAAATGTTTTTTGGCGCTGGCGGGGTTGAACAACGAGCAGTGCGAGGCGTTAGAAAAATTCATGATTAGTTACAAATATATGGCAGGTGTTGTTAACATAGCCCAGAATATTTTTTCAATCATGCCTGTGGGGATTTATGGATAAAGTATTAATTATTTTTTCTTTTGCTTGTTTTGTGCTGTTTTTGGTTGGTTTGATTAAACCGTCTGTTGTAAAAATGAAAGACAGAAAAAAGGCGTCATTAGTTTATTTTGGATTGGGCTTTGTGTCTCTGATTGCAGGCGCTTCTATGCTGCCGGATCCTGATAAAAGAAATAGCCTTGAGAAATCAGAGAATGTGCAGCAAAGTCAATTTCAATATAATGATTTGAAGTTGTCGGAGTATCGTATAAAAGACAAGGGTGAGAGACACTCTGTTGTTACAGATTTCATTAATTCAAAATCAATGAATAACAATGAGCTAAATAACATGTACGCCTGTCTTAGCGAATACAGCATGACAAAATCAGGTGAGTTGCCGCTCGGAACGGTTTTAGACTGGTGCTATAAAGAATTTGAGCGCGCGCCATCTGAATTAAGTAAGAAAGTTAACTTTGATAATTTTCAGTCAAATATAAGTGCGTGGGATGCTTCATACAGGCCACTAGAAAAACTGATTAAAGACAGCATGAATGATGAATCGTCATATGAGCATGTTTCAACGGCTTACAGTTTTATTCTGAATGATAATCCCTATGCTGTTGTTAAAACCTCTTTTCGTGGGAAGAACGGTTACGGCGCAGTCGTGAAAAATACAGTTACGGCTCGCGTAAATATACAAACGGGCGAAGTGGAAAAAATCACTGACCAAAATTAATTAAAGGATTTTTAAGCATTCTCTTTACGAGGAGAGGTGGTTGGGTATGGGGCGAAAAGACAGCGATTATCGAATTGTCTATCACGGTCAGGTGCTGGAGAATTACAAAGAAGGTGAATTTATTTTCTTTCAGCGCGCTAAAGAAAGTGGCGGCGGTTACTGGCTGGGGCAGACATTCGACGGCGTTTTTGTATTCACGCTGCCACACCCAATCAAATTTTGGGATGGCTGGGAATACCTGATCAGGTACGCATTCCGGCCGCCGCCAAAGCCCAAAGTCATCGAATCCGGTGATACCTTTCCCCTGTTCTGACTGTCAGCGCGTGAGTGCATGTCTATGCTGCATGAATCCGCATGATCCCAAAAGGATCGTTTGACCTCCGGCCCGCCTGTACTGGCGGGCTTTTTAATATGTCATGCAGGTGCATGAAAACCACTACATAAAGCGCGCAGGCGTGGCGGGGCTACGAGCGCGCGCCAACATGCGGAGCCCAGAAGGGGCCCAAGTTCATAGCTAAATGGCTAAATGCATCTTTCTCTGATAGTGAAGGAATGGTAATATTTTTTAGGAAAAAATATGACAGGATATTTCTATGCAAAAGCAACGTGCTTCGCAAGTTTTCGTTCCCGGTGGAATGCCAAAGCTGACATATGTAGAACGCCTTGAAGGAGAAGTTCGGGCCAAGCTTGAAAGCGTTAAGGATAATCTTTGCAAGCTTGTAACTTTAACAGGCCAAACAAAATCAGGTAAGACTGTAATCACTCGCATGGTGTTTCCGGTGGTAGACGATAATGTTATTTGGATTGATGGGGGAAGCATATCTTCTGAAAATGACATTTGGGAACAAGTACTGGATAAGCTTGGTGCATACCATAGCTTTGAAAAAAATTCTGCTGAAAATAATAACTTTACAGTCGGCGGGAAGGTCTCAGGAACTGCCAATGCTCTTGTTGTTAAAGGCACTGGTGAAGCAAATATTGCGAACACAGATGGTAGTACGAAGGGTAACAAATCCTCTAGAAACATCACGCCCAAGTCTGCGGCTCTCAAGGCACTATCAGAAAGAAACTCAAGTTTGATAATTGATGACTTCCATTATCTAGAAAGAGAAATTCAGGGAAGTTTTGTTCGGGCTATAAAGCCTTTGGTTTTTGATGGTGTACCTGTAGTATTGATTGCAATTCCTCATCGCCGTTACGACGCTATTAAAGTTGAGCGGGAAATAACGGGGAGGCTAGAAAATATCTCTATGACATCTTGGAATCCAGATGAATTAAAAAAAATACCAATTACTGGATTCCCTCTGCTGAATATGGATGTTTCAAAAGAGGTGATTAGCCGATTGGCTGATGAGTCATTAGGTAGCCCACATTTAATGCAAGAGTTTTGTAAGGCTATCTGCACTATGAAGGATGTTAAGGAAACCCTTGAACAAGAAATCATAATTCATGATGTGGATGATAGTATCTTCAAAAAAGTAGCAGAGTCGACTGGTAAAATTGTTTTTGATAAATTGGCAACAGGGCCTAATCAAAGAACAGATCGAATACCACGAAAGTTGAAGAGTGGCGAAGAGGTTGATATATACAAAGTGGTTCTTTATGCGCTTTCAAATATGAAGCCAGGGATGCAAACTATTCAATACGAAGAATTAAGAAGCGCGATTCGAGACTTGGTTCAGGATACACCACCTCAGGCGCATGAGGTAACAAGGGTTCTCGAAAAGATGAGTAAGATCGCTGCCAGCGAAGAAGCGTCTACTCCTGTAATTGATTGGGAGAAAGAAGACAGGAAGTTACATATTACAGATCCGTTCTTTGCTTTTTATTTGAAATGGCGTTAAAGCACACAGGGCTATTCGTATTGAATAGCCCCTTATCACTATTGTTCTAGATCATATTTTCCAAATGTTATGACGTCTGTGCCAATCCATTCATTTATTTCCTTGAAACGTTTTTGTAATGGGATGAGTTCGTTACGAACAAATACCCGACTGGCTTTTTCAACGTCACCAAATCCGCCTGTATTGTTGGGGATGATTCCCATAAGCTGCGGCGGCACCCGGTGCACGGCCAGCATATCGTCACGGCTCACGTTTTTGATGTTCAGGAATTCATCCTTTGCTGCTACCTCTGACAACGGGATGATCTGAATGCCGTCCTTTTTACCGGTCGGCGAATACATAAACAGATTACGGAAGTTGCCAGGGCCCTTAGCGCTTTTCATTGCCTTGCGCATGGCGTCAACGTCTTCCTGATTCTGCGCCGGGTCTGTCACGTACATGATGAAACCGGCGTGACTGCCGTTCAGGTAATACTTACGGCGAAACAGCGTGGCCGACTCATTCAGCAGTACGGACGGGATGGCCGACAGGTAGCCGGGCAGACCGTAAACTTCCTGATTGAAGTCCGGCTCCATCAGGTGAAATACGCTACCTGCCGTAAATTCATAGGGCTGGGTGTTGAGTCCGTACTGCACAAACCAGTAAGCGTCCAAATCCGTGCCGCGTCGCGTGTATTTTGCCAGTGACGGCTCAAGGCTTAAGGTATTGCCGAGGCGTGACGTGCGTCGCTCCAGGTAGGCATTACCAAATACCAGATAATCCTGAGCAAACCGGGTGAAAGCCTGCTGACTTAACAGCGGGTGCGGGACAAAGGTACTCGCCAGAATGTTACATTTCACGCTGAGCGCTGAGCTGTGGTGCACAGCCGCGCGGAACGTGCGCGCCAGCCCTTCAAAACTCACGGGCGGCTCATACCAGCGGTCATTGATGACGCATTCCACGTAATCCAGTATTTCGCGGCGATCCAGCACCGGGATCGGGTCGCCAAAGGTAAACGCCTCTGCCGCCGGTGCGCCTGTCATGTTGTCCTGTCGCGGCACGGGCTGCGTGCGTGTGCGGTTTCTGCGGTTGCTCATTAAAACATCTCCATAATGTTGCGTTTACCTGCCGCCTCGCCCTGCAGCGGTTCGTTAGCCAGGGCGTGCATGACCGCCCAGGCTAAATCTGCGTGGCTGGCTTCTTCGCTGCGGCTGGCTTCGTAGGTTGGGCGATTGCCGCTGGCCGTAGTGGCGCGGCGGATTGCCATAAATGACTGCGCGATGTCGAGGTGTCCGGCGTCAAACTCCAGGCGCTGATGGCTGATGATGTCGTAAGCCTTGAGCACCAGGGCGTTTTTGACGTTGGGGTTATAAACAAACTCTTTAACCTGCGGGAAAAATGCCTTCACGTTTTCATAGACGCCGAGGCCAACGCCGGTGGAGTCAATGCCGATGTAGGTCACGTTATACTGTTTTGTCAGCGCCTTAATGGCGTCGGCCTGCGCGCGGAAGTCCATTCCGCGCCACTGGTGCCGCTCAAGAATGCGGAACTTACCGCCCGACACCGCAGGCGGCGCGATAACCACACAACCCGCGCTGTCGCCGTTTTGCGTGCCTTTGGCAGGGTCATAACCGATCCACACTTCGTTATAGGCAAAGGGGCGCAGGGCAAAGGCTTCGAAGTCCTTCCACACTTCCCAGCTGTCCACCATGCACGACTGCAGCATGGTCAGCGGGAACACCGACGCCAGATCGTCCACAAACTCACACATCAGCAGGTTCTGGTATTCCGGCGGACTGTACTCAAGGCGCAGCTGGTCGAGGTCAAAGAGGTTACAGCCACCGCTTACCGCATCCTCAATCGTGACAATCTGGCGATACTGTCCATCGTCGCAGTACCGGCCCTGCGAAAGGTTGCCGTGCGTCAGATCGATGTCAACGCGCTCGGCTTTGGCGCGCCCACGATTGAACAGGGCGCCAGACCAGAACGGATAGGCGCTGTGCGTAAGGCTGGACGGTGTGGAAAAGTAGGTCTGTCGCCATTTTTTATGCAGCGCCATGCCCGACGCCACTTTGCGCAGTTCCTGAAATCTCGGTATCCAGAAATATTCATCCAGGTAAAGGTTGCCGTGATAACTCTGCGCGGTGCGGGCGTTGGTGCCGAGGAAGTACAGACATGCGCCGTTAGCCAGCGTCATCGGGTCGCCTTTCAGGTCCACGTCAGCCTCGCGGGCAAACTCAATGATGTACTGTTTGAAAACGTGCGCCTGCGCCTTACTGGCGGATAAAAATATCTGGTTGCGTCCGGTGGTCAGTGCATCGATCAGCGCCTCGCGGGCAAAATAGAATGTCGCACCAATCTGGCGCGACTTGAGGACGTTCCTGATGCGGTGCTTGTTTCCGGCTTCCCACCAGTTGCGCTGATAGCCGAACATCGAAGCGTGAAAAATTTCCTGTAACTTTTCGATCTGCTCGTCGCTGAAAACGTTCTTTTCCGGTGGCGTGCGCGGCCCTTTGTTGCGGTTCGCCACTTTAGGATTGAGATCGGCCTCATTGCCGCCGTTGTTGAATTTGCCAATGCGCGCCTGCTGCACAGCCTGACGGCTTAACAGGTCAATTTCCTTGTAATCCTTCCCTTCTTTGTCCTCTTTCATGACCAGCTGTGTGTAGCGCGCGGCAGTGGTGAGCTGCATCTGGTCAAGCGGGCCATAGTCGCCCCACCTGTCGCGTTTTTTCCAGCTGTGAACGGTTGCGGGTTTCTCTCCCAGCATTTCAGCAATGCGGGCGATGCGGTATCCCTGAAAGAACAGAAGCAAAGCCTGTCTGCGGGGATCGAGGTCTGCGGGGGCGATTGTCGTTGTCATGGCCCCAAAATACGGCCCGCCCGTTTCCTTTTCCGCCGCCCGTAATTGTGTGAATTACGGTACAACGCCGCCGCGTTGTTTCAGTACCCCTCTCGCCGCAAACATAGGGACTCACAGAGTTTTTCAAACCGGAGCCTGGCACATGACAGTAGCTGCAAAGCGTTTCCGAATCGGGGTGGAAGGTGCCACTACCGACGGGCGCGAAATTTCCCGCGAATGGCTGGTACAGATGGCTGACGCCTACAACCCGTCGGTTTACACCGCCACGATTAATCTGGAGCACTTAAAGTCTTACGCACCAGACAGCACCTTTAACCGCTACGGCACGGTGAGTGCACTGGTCGCGGAAGAAATCAAAGACGGCCCGCTGGCCGGAAAAATGGCCCTGTATGCCGACATCCTGCCGACGGGTTCACTTGTCGAGCTGGTTAAAAAAGGCCAGAAACTTTTTACCTCAATGGAGGTGAATACCAAGTTTGCCGACACCGGCAAGGCGTATCTGGTCGGCCTGGCCGCAACTGACGATCCGGCAAGCCTCGGTACAGAGATGCTGCAGTTCAGCGCCAGCGCTGCCAAAAATCCCCTGGCAAACCGCAAGCAGCACCCGGACAACCTGTTTACTGCCGCCGCCGAGACCGTGATCGAGCTGGAAGGCGTGCCGGAGGAAAAGTCCGCTCTGTTTAAACGCATTCAGAAAATGTTCAGCAGGCAGCAGCAGACCGACGACGCGCGTTTCAGTGATGTTCATCAGGCCGTCGAGCTGATTGCCAGCGAACAGCAGAGCTATAGTGCAGCCAATGACAAGGCCGTCAGCGAGCAGGCGGAGCGAATCAGTGCTCTGGAATCGCAGCTGCAGGAAACACAGTCCGCTTTTGCCGAACAGCAGACCGAATTTAGCGAACTGAAAGCGCAGCTGAGCCAGGAAGACGGCCGCAAAGACTTTCGCCAGCGCGCACCGGGCGGTACTGCACCCGCTGCCACCCTGACCAACTGCTAAAGGAGCAGCAAACCCCATGAAAAAGACTACCCGTTTTGCTTACAACGCCTATTTAACCCAACTGGCGAACATCTACAGCGTGCCGGTTGCCGAGCTGTCCACCAAGTTTGCCGTAGAGCCGTCCGTGGCGCAGAAGCTGGAAGACACCATTCAGCAGTCAGCCGCATTCCTGACGCTGATTAACGTTATCGGTGTGCAGGAGCAGTCCGGCCAGCTGCTCGGCCTCGGCGTCGGTAGCTCTATCGCAGGCACAACCGATACCAGCGCCAAAGATCGCGAGCCAACCGATCCGAGTGCGATGACCGAAATCGAATACAAGTGCGAGCAGACCAACTTTGATACGGCCATTACCTACGCGAAACTGGACCTGTGGGCGAAATTCCAGGATTTCCAGGTGCGTATCCGTGACGCCATCGTGAAGCGCCAGGCGCTGGACCGCATCATGATCGGCTTTAACGGCATCAAGCGCGAAAAGACATCCGATCGCGTCAAAAATCCGATGCTGCAGGACGTTAATAAAGGCTGGCTGCAGAAGCTGCGCGAAGATGCGCCTGATAACGTCATGGGCAGCGAAACCAAAGACGGCGCAACCACGGCTAAAACGGTCAAGGTCGGAAAAAATGGCACCTATGCCAACCTTGACGCGCTGGTGATGGATGCCGTTAACGAGCTTATCGATCCCATCTTCCAGGACGATGACGAACTGGTGGTTATCTGTGGCCGCGAGCTGCTGGCCGACAAATATTTCCCGCTCGTCAACAACGGGCAGGACAACGTTAACAAGCTGGCCGCCGATCTGATTATCAGCCAGAAACGTATGGGCGGCCTGCAGGCGGTGCGCGCGCCTTACTTCCCCGCCAATGCGGTGATGATTACCCGCCTCGATAACCTGTCGATTTACTGGCAGGAAGACACCCGCCGCCGCTCGGTCATCGACAATCCGAAGCGTGACCGTATCGAAAACTTCGAATCGGTCAACGAGGCGTATGTAATCGAAGACTACCGCTGTGCCGCGCTGGTTGAAAATATCGAAATGGGTGACTTCACGGCACCGGCAGCCACCGGAACGGAGGCGTAATCCATGAGCCTGAGTCCCGCACGGCAGCACCGTTTGCGTGTTCAGGCTGAACAGGCCGCCCTTGAGGGCGGCAGTGTTCGCCACGCCAGCGGCTACGAGCTGATGCTGCTGCAACTGACCGAAGACCGCCGCCGCCTTAAGGGCGTTCAGTCCAATGCCAAAAAAGCGGAAATAAAAGCCGAAGTCCTGCCGAAATATGCCGCCTGGGTCGATGGCATCCTGAGCGCCGACAGCCCGAATCAGGATGACGTGGTGATGTATGTGATGCTGTGGCGCATTGATGCCGGTGATTATGCCGGTGCGCTGACCATTGGCCGCCATGCCCTTAAACACGGCTGGGTAATGCCGCAGGGATTCAGTCGTAACGTGCAGGCGTTGCTTGCCGAGGAAATGGCCGACGCTGCCAAAGCCGCCATTCTGGCCGAAACCCCCTTTGATGCTGACCTGCTGCTGCAGACGCTGGACGCCGTGAACGGGCAGGACATGCCGGATCAGTCACGCGCGCGCCTGCATAAATCCACTGGCTGGGTACTCACCGAAAACGAGCCTGAACTGGCGCTGAATCACCTTAAGCAGGCCCTGCAGCTGGACGAAAAATGCGGGGTGAAAAAAGACATTGAGCAGCTGGAGCGGAAAATCCGTAAAGACAGCTGATAACCGAACGTGCCCACGCGCGGGGCGGCACGTGGTGGCGACAGGCAGCGCCGCATCAAAACCCCGTCCACCGCCCACCTATTCAGGAGCAGTAACGATGGAATTTGTAGCACCCGAACAGCCGAAGGTTGCGGCAGTGCAGTGGCCCGTTGCGCCGGTGATTATCCCGAATAACTCATTCTGGCCGGACATGGATTTGCAAAAATTCCGCAGCGCGATGCGTGTTGACGGCACCGTGACGCCCGACCGGCTTAAACAGGTGGTGCTGACCGCCATTGCAGAAATTAACGCTGAGCTTTACCCGTGGCGTGAGCGGCAGGAAATGAAAGGCTATAACGCGCTGGCCGACGTACCCGCCGAGAAGCTGGCAGGGCAGAGCGTGCGCCTGCACCACTATGAAAGCGCCGTCTGGTGCTGGACGCGGGCGGTACTCAACGAGCGTTACAGCGACTTTGACGCCACCGCATCCGGCGCGAAACGCGGCGAGGTGCTGGAAGATGCCAGCGCCGAACTGTGGCGGGATGCGCGCTGGGCCATCAGCCGCGTGCAGGATCTGCCGCACTCCGTAATTGAGCTTATTTAATGAAAGTGCGTGCGCAGCAGTATGACACGGTAGACGCACTGTGCTGGCGTCACTACGGGCGCACGCAGGGGCTGTCTGAGCTGGTGCTAAAGGCCAACCCGGGGCTGGCGGAATACGGCCCCACCTTACCCCACGGTTTAGAGGTCGAGCTGCCGGACGTTGCGCCCGCAGCCACGGCGCAGACCGTGCAGCTATGGGACTGAATCATGTGGGAAAGAATCAGCACGTTTATCACCTGGTCGATGGCCGTTTTTATGGCCTGGCTGGGCGACTTATCGGTTAAAGACGTTTCAACGTGGGCAGGGCTGATTATCGGCATCGGCATGGCGCTAATCAGCTGGTACTACAAGCACAAAACCTACCAGTTACTGGCAAGCGGGCGCATCACACGGGAGGAGTATGAATCTGCAAACCGTTAAACGCTGCGCCGTCGGCGCGGTGCTGGCTATCGCCGCCACACTGCCGGCCTTTCAGCAGCTGCATACCTCGGTTGAGGGGCTGAAACTGATTGCCGATTACGAGGGCTGCCGCCTTAAACCGTACCTGTGCGATGCGGGCGTGTGGACGGACGGGATCGGCAACACACAGGGCGTTGTGCCAGGCAAAAGTATCACCGAGCGGCAGGCTGCCGGGACGTTTATCACCAATGTGTTACGTGTTGAGGCGGCACTGGCGCGCTGCGTGGCGATTTCCATGCCGCAGCAGGTTTATGACGCGCTGGTGTCGCTGGCGTTTAACGTCGGCACCGGCAACGTGTGCGCATCAACGATGGTGAAACTCATTAAGGTCAGCCGGTGGCGCGATGCCTGTTATCAGCTGCCGCGATGGGTCTACGTGAAAGGCGTGTTTAATCAGGGGCTGGATAACCGGCGCGGGCGCGAGCTGAGCTGGTGCCTGAAAGGGGCGGCAGCATGATGCGCGCCGTTGTAGTGACCTGCTTTGTTGTGCTGCTGGTGACTGCCGGGCTGCTTTCGTGGCAGCTGCACAGCGCAAACAGGACTATCGGCACGCAGGCGGCAGAGCTGGCCGCTAAAGATAAAAAGCTGAGCCAGAAAAACAGCCAGCTGATGGCGGTCAACATCATGGCGCAGAGCAGCAACCATGCACAGACGCAGCTGTATGCGGCGGCTGAGAAAAACAACGCACTGCTGCGCCAGCGGCAGCGCCAGACTGAGGATCTGAAACGTGAAAATGACGCCCTTCGCCGCTGGAGTGATGCCCCTCTGCCTGATGCTGCTGTCCGGCTGCGCCAGCGACCGGCCATCACCGGAGGTGAATCTTACCGTCAGTGGCTGTCCCAAAATAACCCGCTGCCAGCTGGGGCCGTCGGCGGCGCGCACTAACGGCGATCTGCTGGCCCTGCTGGATGAAACAGAAACCGCCTGGGCGGCCTGCGCCGACAAGGTGGACACCATAGTAACCTGCCAGGAAAAAGACGATGAACAAGCCGCAGTCCTTACGCGAAGCCCTTAACAGCGCCATCCCTTACCTGCAGCAAAACCCTGACCGGTTTCACCTGTTTGTGGACAGAGGGGCATCAGTCGGGACTGCTGCCGCCTCGCTGTCGTGGGAATACCGCTACACGCTGAATGTGGTGATTACGGACTTCACCGGCGATCAAAACCTGCTAATGGCGGCGGTGATGTACTGGCTGCGCACCAACCAGCCTGACGCGCTGCAGAATCCCAATGAGCGCGAACAGCTTTGCACGTTTGAGGTGGACATTCTCGGTAACGGTGCCTGCGACATCAGCATTAATTTAAAGCTGACAGAACGGGTTATCGCCGAGGAAGTCAACGGCGTGACAGAGGTCAGAGCCTTGCCGGAGCCGGGTAACCCTTTTGAAACGGACGAAGCCTGGACGGTGAGCCGTGGATAATCTGCACGAGGTTGACGCCTGGCTGGATGCGCTGCTGGCTAAGCTGGAACCGGCAGAGCGCAAAAAGATGCTGCGCGAGGTAGCGCGCGACGTGCGGCGGATTCAGCAGGGCAACATGACGGCACAGCGTGCGCCCGACGGCAGCGCATGGGAACCGCGCCGCGTATCGGCCAGAACAAAGCCGGGACGTATCAAGCGCAAGATGTTTGTGAAGCTGAAAACGGCAAAGTACCTCAAGACAAAGGCTACCGGCGACAGTGCAGAGGTGGCTTTTGTGCCCGCCGTGCAGCGCCTAGCACGCGTTCACCATTACGGCCTGCGTGACCGCGTGAGCAAACGCGGCATTACGGTGAAATACGCTGAGCGCCCGCTGCTGGGTATAATCGGGGAAACGGAAACCACGATCAGCGACATTCTTTTTTGCTGGCTGGCCGACGACTGATTCCCCTTGTGCCGTTGACCAGACAATAGCGGGCAGATGCCTGCCACCTTGCCATTTAAGAGAATGAAGACCATTCTCATTCACTTTATTTCATAAATAAATTACTTTCGAGACATCCCTAAAAGAAATTTTCCAATGTCGCGATTGTAATAATTATAATGATCTGGATCGTAATGATCGCTCCATTCTGTATATTCTACTATTTTTATATCATAGTTTTGATTCCACTCATCATCAAATAAAACTTCCAACTCTTCTGAGTGTTTTTTTATTGGATCATTTTTTGCAGGGAAAAGATAGTCCATAGACCAAGTGAATGTGCCATGCTTATCATCGAAGTAGACGTTCCTCAATCTGAAGAAATGTTTTTCTGGTAGGCTAATATTAACTTTTATTATTTCAGCTACTTTGTCTTCGATGTCTGCTAGGTAGTGACTGTGTACTGAACCAATTCTGTTACATATGTAAAAGTAAAAACCTTCATAATTTGCTACCCAGTGGTTAGGTCGTTCCGTAGCATATATTTTCCATGATGTAGTGCTTGATGGGAAAAAACGTTGGGCTATGTTCCACAAGTCAGGAGTTGATAATAGTTGCTCGATTTTTACTGCATCCCAGTATGTTGCTTTGATATTTTTCCTTGGATTAGAAGTTATAGCTTCTAATCTATCAATTACAGCTGAGGATGGATAGGTTGAAGTTATTAATAAATAGCCCTCGCAATTGTGATGAACACAACTGTCACTTATATCATCAAGATCTGCTGCGCCAACAGAATTGCCACTTTCAGCTTTGTGTTTGCATTGCACGAGCCATCTTTTTTTTTCTGGGAAAATCTTGCTTGGGTAATCTTCAATGAATATTAGGTCTCTGCCACCATCTGGACCATTGCCGCTCCAGTAAACTTTATATCCAAGATTGAATAGTATTTCTCTAGCTAATAATTCTAAGTCCCTTCCGTTTTTAGATAATTCTTTAAAATCAAGCACGCTTAAATACCTTAATAAAATGTGATAAATGCTTTGTATGAAGGACTGTACAAAGTCATATGAGTGTTCACTCCAAAATAGCATGTGATAATCTTCAAATGAACACACAACTCACCGAAATCATGCGCCTTATCACCAACCTGATCCGCACCGGCACCGTGTCCGACGTCGATCCGGTTAACTGGCTGTGCCGGGTGAAAACGGGCGACCTCGAAACCAACTGGATTAACTGGCTCACCCTGCGCGCCGGTAACACGCGCACATGGTGGCAGCCCACCGTTGGCGAACAGGTCATGCTGCTGAGCATGGGCGGCAACCTTGAAACCGCCTTTGCGCTGCCCGCCATCTATTCCGATGCATTCCCGCCGCCGGATTATTCAGAGAACGGCAGCACCACGCAGTTTAGCGACGGCGGTTTTTTTCAGTACGAACCCGCAACGGGCCAGCTGCTGATAAAGAACATCAAAAGCCTGCGCATCGAAGCGGCGGACGGCATTCATCTGCTGACTGAGGCTTTCGGCGTTGATGCCAGCCAGGCAACGCTCAACAGCGAAGTGGCAGTTAATGGCGCGGTAACGCAGGGCGGCGGGGCGATGAGTTCTAACGGCGTTGTGGTGCATACCCATAAACACGGCGGCGTTAAGTTCGGCACTGACACATCAGGAGGCCCGGCGTGATGTATCTCGGCATGAACCGCGACACCGGCAAAGCGCTGACCGATATCGATCATATTCGTCAGAGCGTCAGCGATATTCTGCTGACCCCGGAGGGCAGCCGTCTGGCGCGCCGTGAATACGGCTCCATGCTTTCCGCGCTCATTGACCAGCCGCAGAACGGCGTCACCCGTATGCAGGTTATGGCGGCAACCTATACCGCCCTGAGCCTCTGGGAGCCACGCATCCGGCTGATTTCAGTGAATTTCACAACGGCCTATGACGGTTCGATGGCCGTTGAGATAAACGCACAGCGTGCCGACGGCTCGCCGCTGGCAATGACCATCCCAACGGGGGTAAACCGTGGCAGTGATTGACTTATCGCAGCTTCCCGCGCCGGAAGTCATTGAGGTGCCGGACTTTGAAACGCTGCTGGCCGAACGTAAAGATAACCTGATTGCGCTGTATCCGGCTGACGAACAGGCCGCCATGCGCATCGTGCTGGCGCTGGAGTCCGATCCGCTGGTCAAGTGCCTGCAGGAAAACGTCTACCGCGAAATCCTCTTACGCCAGCGTATCAACGAAGCCGCGCAGGCTGTCATGGTGGCCTATGCGCTCGGCACCGATCTGGATCAGCTGGCGGCCAACAACAACGTCAAGCGCCTGACCATCACCCCGGCCAACCCTGACGCCGTGCCGCCGGTTGCCGCAGTCATGGAGTCCGACGACGATTTGCGCCTGCGCGTGCCGGGGGCGTTTGAGGGGCTGAGCGTGGCCGGGCCAACGGCGGCGTATGAGTATTACGCCAAAAGCGCCGACGGGCGCATATCTGACGTGTCGGCAACGAGTCCGGCACCGGCAGAAGTGCTGATCACCGTGCTGAGCCGGGACAACAGCGGGGCAGCAACGGACGATTTACTGAATGCAGTGAATTCTGCGCTTAATGCTGAAACCGTGCGCCCGGTGGCTGACCGCGTGACGGTGCAGGCCGCCGCGATATTCGATTATCAGGTAAAAGCCACGCTGCACCTGTTTGACGGCGTGGCCGCCGCCCCGTGCCTGGAGGCGGCACAGGCCGCAATGACCGCTTACCTGGCTGACCAGAAAAAGCTGGGCCGCAGCGTACGCCGCGAGTCTTACGGGGCGGTGCTGCGCGTGGCGGGCGTTGACTGGGTGGAAATCACCGAACCGGCGCAGGACATCATTCTGAACCGCACGCAGGCGGGCAACTGCACGGCGGTGGCCGTCAGCGTTGCCAGCGATAACGGGGGTAAATGATGAGTCAGAGCCTGTTACCGCCTGCGTCCTCGGCGCTTGAGCGCAGGCTGGCCGAGGCGTGCAGCGGCATCAGCGGGCTGGACGTCCCGCTGCGCGACCTGTGGAACCCTGCCGCCTGTCCGGTGTGGTTTCTGCCTTACCTTGCCTGGTCATTTTCGGTTGACCGCTGGGATGAGGCATGGGCGGAAAGCGTCAAGCGGCGCGTGGTGATGGATGCTTTTTACATCCATCAGCACAAAGGCACCATCAGCGCCGTGCGTCGGGTGGTTGAGCCGTTCGGGTTTCTGATCCGCGTGCTGGAGTGGTGGAAAACCGGTGAAGCGCCGGGCACGTTTCGCCTGGACATTGGCGTACAGGACCAGGGCATTACCGAGCAGACCTATCTGGAGCTTGAGCGGCTTATCAGCGACGCCAGACCCTGCAGCCGTCATCTGCTGGGGATGTCGATAAACCTGCAGGTGACGGGCGAAACCCGCATTGCGGCGGGCAGCTACGACGGCGACGCGATGACCGTTTACCCCTACACCCCGGAAAACATTTCCGTCGCGGGCCAGTTTTACAGCGGCGCGGCGGTTCACGTTACTGACATGATGGAAATCAGACCATGAGCCAGAAATATTACGCCATAGTGACCAACCTCGGCGCGGCGAAGATTGCCAACGCCGCCGCGCTCGGTACAAAACTGAGTATCACGCAGATGGCCGTGGGCGACGGTGGCGGCACGCTGCCGACGCCGAACGCCAGCCAGACAGCGCTGATTAGCGAAAAGCGACGCGCGGCCATTAACACGCTGAGTATCGATCCGGCCAACGCCAGCCAGGTGATAGCCGAGCAGGTCATCCCTGAAACCGAGGGCGGTTTCTGGATCAGGGAAATGGGCCTGTTTGACGCTGACGGCACGCTGATTGCGGTCTGCAACACGCCGGAAACCTACAAGCCCGCGCTGCAGGAGGGCAGCGGGCGCACGCAGACCGTGCGCATGATCCTGATCGTGAACAGCACTGACGCCATTACGCTTAAAATCGATCCGTCTGTGGTGCTGGCGACGCGTCAGTATGTTGACAACGCGGTGGTAGAGGTAAAAGCCTACAGCGACAAGGGTATGAAAGAGCACCTGAACGACAGGGACCCGCATAAGCAGTATCTTCGAACAGACGGGCGAATTGAGTACACCGGCACCGGCAGCAACCTTTATGCCACTGACGACCGCAAGAAAGTCCACCTGTACGTTAACAGTGACGGCACCTGGGGCGTATGGGATAACGTCAATAACCGGCCGCTGCCGCTCACCACTGCCAACGGGGGGACCGGTGACGGGCTGGACGGCACCATTTTGCCTGTGGGTGTTCCCGTTCCTTATCCGCTGGCAACCCCTCCCGTGGGCTGGGTGCAGTGTCGCGGCCAGACGTTTACCGCACAGCAGTATCCGAAGCTGGCAAAAATTTACACAAATCTCATCATCCCCGATCTGCGCGGCGAGTTTATTCGTGGCTGGGACGATGACAGGAAGGCGGACACTGACCGTGTTCTGCTGAGCTTTCAGGCTGATGCGTTCCGCGCTCACACTCACGATCTCCAGATGAACGGAAGCTTTGGTCAGCAGTACTGGACGCCATCAGGCGGTGATAACTCATCTTACGATACGGTCATCACAACCGGCAGCACGGGCGGAAATGAAACCCGCCCGCGCAACGTGGCATTCAACTACATCATGAGGGGCTTCTGATGGCCGATGAAAAACAGTACATTCAGCTTAATGACGAGGGGTTTGCGCCGGAGTCTGGCTGGGTTAAATCATTTAACTGTGGAGAGGCCGGGGAGCTTATCGGACCGGTTGATCAGTGGGTAGCCATTGGCACCGGCGTGGCCGCGCAGTCTACCACTACCCCGCCGCCCGCAACGAAGAAAGGCCAGGTGGCAGTATTAAGTCAGGGCAAATGGAGTGTCGTGCCTGACCATCGCGGCGAAACGGTGTATTCGACCAGAGACCAGGGCGCCTCCACGATCACCCTGCTGGGCGATTATCCGGCAGGCACAACACCGCTCAGGCCCGGCACAAAATACGATAAGTGGGACGGGCAGAAGTGGGTGACGGATACTGATGCAAAACATAATGGTGATGTGGCCGATGCGGAAAAGCAGAAGCGGGTATTGCTGACCGAAGCCAACACGTTTACCGGCCCGTGGCAGACACAGCTGATGCTGGGTATTATCACGGACGCCGACAAAGCCTCACTGACAGCCTGGATGAAGTATTATCAGCAGATACAGGCTACCGACACGGCCAGCGCGCCGGCCATCAGCTGGCCGGAAAAGCCCGCGTCATAATCAGAGGCCCGTTTCGGGCCTTTTTCCTTTGTGTCATTCGCCAGACAATGGCCGCAGAGTGCGCCTGCGCCTCATCCCTTACACCATAGCGGAACCCCTTAACCGGAGATCCGTTACATGGCACAGGACTATCATCACGGCGTGCGCGTTATTGAAGTTAACGAAGGCACCCGAACCATTACCACCGTCAGCACGGCCATCATCGGGATGGTCTGCACCGGCGACGACGCCGACGCGGCAACGTTCCCGCTGAACCGCCCCGTTTTACTCACCGACATTGTGACCGCCAGCGGCAAGGCGGGTAAAACCGGCACGCTTGCCGCGTCGCTGGACGCCATCGCCGACCAGGCGAAACCGCTGGTTGTCGTGGTGCGCGTTAAACAGGGTGAAACCGAGGCGGAAACCTCGGCCAACATCATCGGCGGCGTGACCGACGACGGGATGCGCACCGGCATGAAAGCCCTGCTGGCCGCACAGACCGTTTGCGGCGTGAAGCCGCGCATCCTCGGCGTGCCGGGGCATGACACCAAGGCCGTGGCAACTGAGCTGCTGAGCGTGGCGCAGAGCCTGAAAGCCTTTGCGTATATTGCGGCTTACGGCTGCAAAACCGTTTCCGAGGTCATCGCCTACCGCGCCAATTTCAGCCAGCGCGAAGGGATGCTCATCTGGCCTGACTTCATCAGCTTTGACACCGTGCTGAAAGCCGATGCGGCGGCGTATGCCACCGCCCGCGCGCTCGGCCTGCGTGCCAAAATTGATGAAACGACGGGCTGGCACAAGTCCCTGTCCAACGTCGGCGTGAACGGCGTCACCGGCATTTCTAAAGACGTGTCGTGGGATTTGCAGGATCCGGCAACCGATGCGGGCCTGCTGAACCAGAACGACGTTACCACGCTGATCCGTAAAGACGGCTTCCGCTTCTGGGGTTCGCGCTGCCTGAGTGATGACCCGCTCTTTCAGTTCGAAACCTATACCCGCACGGCGCAGGTGCTGGCCGACACGATGGCCGAGGCGCAGATGTGGGCCGTTGACGGGCCGCTGAATCCGTCGCTTGCCCGCGACATCATCGAAGGCATCAACGCGAAGCTGCGCAGCCTGGTGAATCAGGGCTATCTCATCGGCGCAAGCTGCTGGCTGGATGAGTCGGTGAACACCAAAGAGACGCTCAAGGCCGGGCAGCTGTTTATCGACTACGACTACACGCCGGTGCCGCCGCTGGAAAACCTGATGCTGCGCCAGCGCATCACAGACCAGTACCTGGTCAACTTCGCCGCCAGCGTTAAAGCATAAGGAGCTGAACACATGGCCTTACCCCGTAAGTTAAAACACCTGAACCTGTTCAACGCAGGCAACAACTGGCAGGGGCTGGTTGAGTCCCTGACGCTGCCAAAGCTGACCCGCAAGTTTGAGAAGTATCGCGGCGGCGGCATGGCCGGTGCGGTTGATATTGATATGGGCCTGGACGATGGCGCGCTGGACACGGAATTCACCGTCGGCGGCACCGAGGCGCTGCTGTTTAAGCAGCTGGGCGCGGAAACCGTGGACGCGGTGCAGCTGCGCTTTACCGGTTCAATTCAGCGTGACGACACCGGCGAAGTGCAGGCGGTGGAGCTGGTCACGCGCGGGCGCTACAAGGAGCTGGATTCCGGCGAGTGGAAAACCGGCGACGCCAACACGACGAAAGTTTCAGCGACCAACAGCTACGCCAAGCTGACCATTAACGGCGAGGTGCTGTTTGAGGTGGATCTGGTCAACATGGTTCACATCGTGGACGGCAAGGACATGATGGAAGCGCACCGCAGCGCGCTGGGCCTGTAATCACGGCAGCAGGCGCTGGCCTGCTGCTTTTACCAATTTTATATAGTGGATTAAGAACATGAGCGACATCAAAAACGAAAAAACCGTCACCCTGGACACGCCGATCAAGCGCGGTAAAACCGAAATCGCAGAGGTGGTACTGCGCAAGCCGCAGTCCGGCGCGCTGCGCGGCGTGCGCCTGCAGGCGTTAATGGAAATGGACGTCAACGCGGTGATGGCCGTACTGCCGCGCGTGTCAACGCCTGCGCTGACTGTACAGGAAATCAACGAAATGGACCCCGCCGATCTGGTGGCGCTGTCGGTGGAGGTGCTGTCTTTTTTGTTAACGAGGTCGGCGCTTTCGACTATCCCGCAGAGCTGACCGTAGACGATCTGGTGGCAGACATCGCCACCGTGTTTCACTGGCCGCCGCCGGTCATGTTCGCGGAGTCACTGGCGGACGTGCTGATGTGGCGGCACAAAGCGATCCTGCGTAACGGAGCCGGTGACGATGAGTGACAGAAACCTGCGCCTGCAGGTGGTATTAAGCGCGGTGGACAAGCTCACCCGCCCTTTTCGCAGCGCGCGCGACGGCTCCAGGGAGCTGTCCGCCGCCCTTAAAGCCAGCAAAGACAGCCTCAAAAGCCTGAACGAGCAGGCCGGGCGCATTGACGGCTTTCGCAAAACACGCCAGCAGCTTGCCATCACTGAGAAAAATCTCGCCTCTGCCCGGCAGGAGGCCGCCGCGCTGGCGACGCAGTTTGCCGCCACCAACCGCCCCACGGCGCAGCAGTCCCGCTTGCTTGAGCAGGCAAAAAACCGTGTTAATGACCTGCAGCAGAGCTACAACGGCCTGCTGCGCTCGGTACAGCAGCAGCGCGGTGCGCTGACCGCCGCCGGTATCGACACCAAACAGCTGAGCGCGGCACAGCGCCGACTGAAAACCGACGCCAGCGCAGCGAGTGACGCCATCGGGCGCCAGCAGCGTGAGCTTAAAAAGCTGGGCGAGCGCCAGGCCAAAATGCGCGCGGTGCGTGAGCGATACGGGAAAACGCTGGAGGCCCGCGACAGGGTGGCCGGAGCAGGAGCGACAGCCACGGCGGCGGGCATGGCAATGGGCGTACCGTTTGCGGCGGCTATCAAAGCGTCGGCATATATGGAAGACGCCATGAAGGGCGTGGCTAAGCAGGTCAACGGCCTGCGCGATGACAAGGGCAACCGCACCGCGCAGTTTTACGACATGCAGGCCGCCATCAAGGCCGCCAGTGAGCAACTGCCTATGGAGCACGGCGCGGTTGACTATGCCGCGCTGGTTGAGGGTGGCGCACGCATGGGCGTCACCAACCAGAATGATTCTTACGCCGACCAGAAGCGCGACTTACTGGCCTTTGCCACCACGGCGGCCAAGGCGTCAACAGCGTTTGAGCTGCCCGCCGACCAGCTGGCCGAGGGGCTGGGTAAAATCAGCCAGCTTTACAAGATACCGACCCGCAGCATTGAGCAGCTGGGCGATGCGCTGAACTATTTAGACGATAACGCCATGTCTAAAGGGGCGGACATTATCGACGTGCTGCAGCGCATGGGCGGCAATGCCGACAGGCTGGACTTTCGCAAGGCGGCGGCGCTGGGTTCAACCTTCCTTTCACTCGGTGCAACCTCTGAGATTGCGGCAAGTTCGGCTAACGCGATGGTGCGCGAGCTGTCGATTGCCACCATGCAGGGCAAGCGCTTTCAGGAAGGCATGACGCTGCTTAAGCTTGACCCGAAAAAGATTGAAAAGCAGATGACCACGGACGCGATGGGAACCATCATCAGCGTGCTGGAGAAGGTCAAAAAACTGCCCGAAAACAAACGCCTGTCTGCGCTGACGATGATATTCGGCAAGGAGTTCGGCAAGGATGCGGCGAAACTTGCCAACAACCTGCCGGAGCTGCGCCGACAGCTGGCCCTGACGCAGGGAGATGCAGCCAAAGGCTCAATGCAGAAAGAGTCTGACATCAACAAAGATTCCCTTTCCGCACAGTGGATGCTTACCAGAACCGGCGTAGCTAACACCATGAGCGGGCTGGGTGACACGCTGCGCCAGCCGCTTATGGACATCATGAGCGCGATTAAAAAAGTCACCGGCATGGCGGCGCAGTGGATAGAGAAAAACAAGGCTCTGGCTGGCACGCTGGTGAAAGTCGGCGCTGCAGTGTCTGCCATCGTCATCGGGCTGGGGACGCTGGCTATCGGTTTTGCGGCCATTGTCGGGCCGATGGCGGTTATCAGGCTGAGCATGGCGACGCTGGGCTTTAAGGGCGCGGGCGCATTCGGAATGATAGGTAAGGCGTTGCGCATCGTCGGCAGCGGCGTTATCTGGCTGGGCCGCCTGATGTTTGCCAACCCGATTCTGGCCGTCATTGGCCTTATCGCTATGGGCGCAGTTTATATCTGGCGTAACTGGGACACCATCGGGCCGATGTTTGATGCACTCTGGCGGCGGGTGACGGATAACACGTCGGCAGCGTGGGAGGCCATCAAAGGCAAAATAGCCGATGCGTGGACGTGGGTTAAATCCCTGTTCACGGATGGCGCGCTGCAGGGAGTAATCAGCAGAGGCTGGGACGCGATACGCGACGGCATCGCCGGGGCATGGCAAAGCATCAAGGCAGCCGTGTCGCAGAAGTGGGATGAGCTGGTTAACTCGGCCAGCACGCTGCCGGAGCGGTTTAAAGAAGCGGGCAGCAACATGATAAACGCGCTACTTGAGGGCATCACGGCCAAATGGGACGCGCTTAAGGCCAGACTGTCATCGATGACGGATTTGCTGCCCGGATTCATGAAGCCATCGGCAGATAAGGGCGGCGCGCCACCGGTCAATCCGTTAAGCCCCGCATCCCCGACGGGCTTTGCCGGACTGTTTGACAATGGCGGCTACATCCCCGCCGGTCAGTATGGCATTGCGGGCGAGAACGGGCCGGAGCTGGTCAACGGCCCGGCGCGCATTACCAGCCGTCGCCGTACTGCTGCACTGGCCGCATCGGCTGCACTGGCGCTGGGTATGGTCGCCGCACCTGCAGCAGCCCGCCAGCTGCACCCGATGAGCCTGCCCGCGCAGGCATATCAGAGTAAAGCGCAGGGCGCACAGACAGCGCAGCCGGTTGCCGCGCCACAAATCAACGCGTCATTCACCATCGTGCAACAGCCGGGAGAGAGTCAGGAAGATCTGGTTGATAAGGTGATGCGCAGGCTCAAAGCTGAGCAGCGTCAGGCAGAGGCACGCGCGCGCAGTTCTTATCGTGACCAGGGGGGATTTGACGAATGATGATGACGCTGGGGCTGTTCGTTTTCATGCTGGAAACGGTGCCTTATCAGGAGCTGCAGCTGCAGCGCAGTTGGCGGTTTCCGTCTAACAACCGCGTGGGCTTTCGCCCGTCGCTGCAGTTTGCCGGGCCGGACACCGACACCCTGACGCTTTCCGGCGTCCTGCTGCCGGAGCTGACCGGTGGCAGGCTGTCGCTGTATGCGCTGGAACAAATCGCGGAGCTGGGGCGCGCGTGGCCGCTCATTGAGGGCAGCGGCACCATTTACGGCATGTACGTGATTGAGAGCCTGAGCCAGACTAAGGCCGAGTTTTTCAGTAACGGCGCGTGCAGGCGCATCGAGTTCACACTCACGCTTAAGCGTGCAGACGAGTCGCTGGGCGAGATGTTCGGCAGCCTTAGCGGCCAGCTGGATGCCATGAAAAGCGCGGCGGCAGGCGTGGCCGGTAAAGTCACTGCCGCAGTGGGAGGGCTTTTCTGATGATGCAAACAGAAAGCTGGGTAAAAGGGGCGGCCAGCGCCCCGACGTTTCGACTGACGATGGCAGGCGCAGACGTCACGCAGACCATACAAAAGCGGCTCATCAGCCTGACGCTGACCGATAACCGGGGCTTTGAGGCCGACCAGCTGGACATTGAGCTGGATGACGCGGACGGCCTGCTGCAGCTGCCGCGCCGGGGCGTTGTTTTGAAGCTGGCGCTGGGCTGGGAGGGTGAACCGCTTATCAGCAAGGGCAGTTACACGGTTGACGAGATTGAGCACAGCGGCACGCCTGACCGGCTGACACTGCGCGCCCGCGGCGCCGACTTTCGCCAGACCCTGAACACCAAGCGCGAAAAGTCGTGGCACAAAACCACGGCGGGCGAAATTGCTAAAGCCATTGCGGAAAAGCACAAGCTGGATTTAGCGCTGGGCGCAGACGTTGAGAAAATGGCAATCGACCACATCGACCAGACCAACGAATCCGACGCCAGTTTTCTGATGCGTGTCGCCCGCCAGTGCGGTGCGCTGGCCTGCGTCAAGGACGGCAAGCTGCTGTTTATCCGGCAGGGACAGGGCAAAAACGCCAGCGGCAAGGCGCTGCCGATCATCACCATACAGCGTCGTGACGGCGACAGTCACCGCTTTACCCTGGCTGACCGTGACGCCTACACCGGCGTGATTGCCAGCTGGCTGCATACGCGCGAGCCAGCGAAAAAGCCACAAACGAAGGTAAAGCGACGCCGCAAAACCACAGTGAAGAAAAAAGAGCCGGAAGCGAAACAGGGTGATTACCTCGTCGGCACCGATGAAAACGTACTGGTTTTAAGCCGTACCTATGCCAACCGGTCAAACGCAGAGCGGGCAGCCAAAATGCAGTGGGAACGGCTGCAGCGCGGCGTAGCCACCTTCTCGATCCAGCTGGCGCGAGGACGCGCAGAGCTTTACACCGAAATGCCGGTAAAGGTGACTGGGTTTAAAAAACAGATTGATGATGGCGAATGGATCATCACCACGCTGACGCACAATCTGAGTGCCGACAGCGGCTATACAACGAGCATTGAGCTTGAGGTGAAAATCGATAGCTTAGAGATGGATTGAATGGTAAATTCACTTTAAGTGAATTCTTATTTTCTTTTGGGGATTATTTTAAATGATGAATTGCCCTAAGTGTCACCATGCAGCACACACTCGTAGTAGCCTGGTTATTTCCGAAATGACTAAAGAACGCTATAACCAGTGTCAAAATATTAACTGCGGTTGTACGTTTAAGTCACTTGAGACAGTGACAGACATTATCATGTGTCCCGGTAAAGTCAGACCAGCTACACCTCACCCGACCAAAAATCACGGGCGAGAACAGCAACAAAATCTATGGTTATAA